TTGGCATTCCTGGAACATGGCTCACGTCTGTACGTGACTCGTGTGGCTCCAGAAGCTATGTACGGTGGTTGCACGATCTTCCTCAATGCCAATCTGAACGCAGCTGAGCCTTGGGCTGCTGGTGAGTCTGATCCGTTGCTGAAGCCATTTGCTCCTTCAGACCTTATGCACTTCTACGGTGCTGACCCGGGTGGCTGGAACAAAAACGTTGAGGTGCGTGTTTACCCCAACACCAACGAGAACGATGGTACGTTCTTTGTGGACGTGTACCTAGCTACTCAGGGCCAGCCTGTAGAGCGCTTCAAAGTTCACCTTAACTTCCTGCTTGATGGGTACGGTGTCCAGCTGAACGTGCAAGAGCACATCAACAAGAGAAGTGCTCACATTCGGGTAGCTCAGAACTACGATCAAGCTGATTACTTTGCTAGCCCCAACAGGCAATTCATCAACACCGTAGCATCTGTTAAGCTTACAGGCGGGCTTGATCCCCGTAAGGCTACCACTAGTGAAATCATGCAAGCCTGGGACTTGTACCAAGACCCAGAACAATTGGACATAAACATCCTCATAAACGGTGGCTACACCATTCCGGCTATTCAGTTGAAGATGGCAGAATTGTGTGAGTCCCGTATGGACTGCCTCGCAGTTCTCGATGTTCCTTCAATGGAGCAATCACTTCAGGATGCAGTCAACTATCGGCGTAACACACTGATGCTTGACTCCTCATATGCCGCTCTTTATGCACCTGATTACCTAGTCCTCGATCAGTACAACGACATAAAGTTGTACGTTCCTCCCAGTGGTCATGTGGCAGGTGCCTACGCCCGCACTGACAGCGAGTACGAGCTGTGGTTTGCTCCTGCTGGTATGAACCGTGGTCGTCTGAACATCCTTGGATTGCGCCACGTGTACAACCAAGGTGATCGTGATGCTCTGTACGACAACCAGGTTAACGGTACTCGTGTAATTGTCGGTGCAGGCATCAAGATTTGGGGTGCTGACACACTTCAATCAATGGCAAGTGCTTTGTCCAATGTATCGGTACGTCGCCTAATGATCTTCCTTGAGAAGAGCCTTAGCGAGGCAGCACTGTACTCTGTGTTTGACCCCAACGACTACATACTGCGTGCCCAGCTTGTGGAGCTCAGCGAACGGTTCCTGCTGCCTATAAAGAACGCACGTGGTCTGTACGCCTTCGGTGTAGTGTGCGATGAATCGAACAACTTGCCTTCCACCATAGCCGCTGGTGATCTTATCCTGGACGTGTACGTGGATCCTGTTCTTCCAGCCAAGCGTATCCACTTAACTGCCATCATCAACAAGACTGGCGCTAAGTTTGTTAACCAGTAAGGACTAGTCATGGAAATATCAATCAGCAAGACACGCGTGCAGAAGGCCCGAGAAGTTCTAAGGGCTGAAGAACGTCGCAAAGCCTCAGAGGCAAAGGCTTCTGTTCGTGAAAAAGTAAAGCTTCTCAAGGAAAAGAAGATGGACTTGCTCAAGTCCATGTCTGAAATAAACAAAGCTCAGTTCAAGCAGCAGTCTGCCCTTTCGGAGAAGTTGGCGAAAGTAACCCAGACTCGTATGGAGTTTGAGACTGAGGAGCAGAAGATGCAGGAGCAGCTAGAGAAGCTTGCTACCAAACACGCATCGGACTCAAAGAAGATGAAGCTTAAGGCTCGTCTTGATGATCTGAACTCAAAGCTGGCAGACCTTGGTGTTACTACCGATGTGCCTAAAGACGATTCAACTACTGAAGATAAGGAGTAACACATGGCCAAGCCTACCCTAGGGCAAGTTGCAGCATCAATCCTCGACCCGATGCTGTCTGATAACTTCCAGATGAACTTTGCCAGCGTTCCTACTGGTGCAAACTCCCAACCGTTGCTCATGCAGTGTCGTACTGCTAGCAAGCCCGGTTGGACCCTGACCGCCTTGCAGGTACAGTTGTTCGGCCATACACTGAACCACTCCGGCAACCTGACGTATGGTGGTGACCTCACGTTGGAGTATGTTGAGAACCGTAGTGCACAGATCTCGAAGATCCTTGAAGACTGGGGTAAACTGATTCGTGATCCGCAGACCCAGACCGGCGCGTACAAGTCTGAGTACCAGCGCGATGGTGAACTGACGATCTTCGACCAGAAGGGCAACACAGTTCGTTCCTACATCATTCATGGATGTTGGCCTTCTGCGCTGCCTGATCTGTCCTTCGATGGTCAGTCATCTGCAATCATCGCCCTGAGTACGACTTTCAAATACGACTGGTGGGAAGTACGCGGTGGCTAATCCCGCACTAACTGATATTGCAAAGCTTCAAGCTCTCCGCGACCCATTACTTTCGTTCAAATGGGTCGCGGAGTCCTTACCCACGATCAGTGGTATTCACCTTGAGCCAAGCTTCCTTGAAAGTATAGATCTTCCTTTCAACAATATCTCTATTGCTGATAGCTGGCATGGTGGGTCTGGCTTTACATACTACCCTGGCACCCATGATATTTCAAGTTTCAGCTGCACGTTCTACGAGGATAACCATGCAACTACCACCAAGTGGCTGATTGCCTGGAAAGCCTTGGTTAAGGACATGGACACGGGCTTCTACAACCTGCCCAGTGTGTTCAAGAAGAACATCAATGTAATTATGCTGGACTCGAAGAACAACTCCGTCCTTAAGGCAGAAATGACTGGACTGTGGCCTGCTGAAACAGGCAACTTTGCCCTCAACTACAGTGATTCTGGTCGAATAATCATCACCCAGACCTTCAGTTGTGACGGTCAAGTGTTAACTCCGTTAATGTAAACGAATTTTTTAATGAGGAGTTGCTGATGAACTACGATACCGAAGGAATGGCAAAGATACTTCGTGACCCTGATTGGAGCGACATTGGAAATTTGCCTTCCAATTTCTTCCCGTACTCGTTCAAAGAACTGTATATCAGGCCGTTGACTGTGCAAGAACTTCGACTCTTCTCGAAGGCTGCCGCTCTTAATGACATGTCCCATGTAGTTAAGGCAGTTGACTTATGCCTCTCTACTGAGGCTTCAAAAATCTCAATCGGTGACTTCTACTACGTCCTTATGTGGCTGAAGATTCACAGCACTCCCAAGACTCCTTACGTTGTTGAATGGCATTGCACTGAGAAAGTGTACCGGAACAAAGAGACCGGTGCACTAATCTTCAACGACGCTACTTTCAAGGTTCCTGAGGAACTTGATAAATACGAGCTTGTGGATTGTGGATGCCACAATAGCGAACTCGTGCACTTGACGGACATAGAAATCGTGCAGCTGCCTGAAGAGAACTGGGAAGGTTTGCCCGAAGGTTTTGACTTCCCACGTGCTTCGATCCTACAGGAAGTGCGAGAAGCCCTTAAGGATCCAGAGCTTACATACATAGCTGGGCCAGCGCAGTGGATAGCTCACGGTGATACACTTGCCGAGAAGATCAAGTTCCTTGAGACTCAGAAAAATCTCGACATGTTTGACACTGCTGGCAGCCTTAACGAGTTGCTGACTCATGGCATCAAGGAGACTACGACTCTCCACTGTCGAAATTGTCGAGTTACGTATCCTTTCGATATTCAACTAGAGCCTTACAATTTTTTCCGATAATTCCGGAGCAAGAGTTACTTGACATGCAGTATGAACTGGCTAGGCATAGGAACATACCGCCAGACATGAACATGCCAAGTAAAAGTCTGCTGTACTTTTACTCGAAGTACAAAAGAGATCGTGAAGAACAATCTCCCTAGTACTTAAAAGTTCGTACCTTAGGTATCCCGGAAAAACCACTGGAGTTAGTATGAGTCTTCTAGAACGTTTGCAGAAACGAAAAGACGAGCTAAAGTCTCTGAGGGACAACTCTCCAGATCGCTACGCCTCTCGCATAACCGACGCATTCAAATCAACCTTGGGTGCATTCGGTTCTGCCAAAGCAAGGCCCGAAAGAACTGACAACTCTAGCCAAAAGTTAGTAAACGAGTTGTCGCAGCAAGGTTCACAGAACGAACAGAACCAGCGAGTGAATCAGTTTCGCTCGCAACAGCAGCTAGCTCAAGGTAAGGCACAACTTGGTGCCACTACCAACCTTGACGAGTCTACCCGACTAGGAACGACTAAGATTACTGGTGCCCTCGGTGCCGTAATTATGGAGCTACGTAAGTGTTTCAAAGCCCTAGCTGAAAGCCAAGGTGGTTCGCCCTTAGATAGGTTTAACCCCTTCGACCGTAATCGGCGCAACAACGGCCCGATAGGTCCAAACCCCCCACGCAACAACGTATTAGGCAACGTAAAGACAGTTGCAGCTGTTGCTGCGGGTGGATACGCAGCGTATCAGGGCTACAG